CCCCCCTGTGCTGCGTGCATTGCGCGCGCAGTGCCGACCCGGCCCGTGACCGCCGCGGGGCCCTTGACCAGCTCCGGACCGTACTCCCCAACGATGCCGATCTTGCCGGCGGGAATCTGACCGCCGTCGTCGTAGGCCCCTGAGTAGTTTGAGCCCTGAATCTGGGACATGATGCTTGCACCGGCCGCCGCGACCTGCGCCATGGCGGCGAGGTTTTCGGGCCATCCGCGCTCCTGCGCCTTGGCAAGGCCCGTCGCGATCGACATGGCCGCCTGGGTGATCGAGAAGGCCTTGCTGATCGCGAACAGGGTCTTGTAGGTCTTGGACTGCTCGCCGGCGTACGTCTTGGCCAGGCCGGCGAGGCCCTCGAACAGGGCCTGCCCTCCCTGCAGCTGGGTCTGCAGGCGCTTCTGCTCGGCGGCAGCCTGCTCCTCGTCGAACTGCTGCTTGAGCCGGCGCAGCAGGTCCTGGCGCTCGGTCTCCGTCACCGCCTCGCTGTCTAGGATGAGCGCGCGCTTGCGCTCGTAGGCGCGGGTGAGCATCTCCTCCTCCGTTAGCAGGGAGTTGTAGAGCCCGTCGCGCTCCGCCTGGCGCTGCTTCTCGAGGTCCGCGAGGGCCTTGGTGCGCTCCTCCTCCGTGCGCGCCGTCAGGTCGGCACGCATCGGGCTGCCCTCGGCAGTGTTGGCCGCGATGATCTGCATGCGCTTGTCGTAGGACTCCTGGATGACCTCCTCCTCGGAGCGCAGCGACTGGCGCAGGCCCTCGAGCTCGGCGCCGCGCTGCTCCTCCAGCTTCTTCAGCTGCTCGGCCCGGTCGGCGTCGAGGCGCTTCATCAGGTCTGCCCGCATCTCGCTGCCGGCCTTGGTGTTGGCCTCGATGATGGCCTTGCGCTTCTCATAGGAGGCCGCGATGGTCTCCTCCTCGGTGCGCAGGGACTCCTTCAGGGACTCGAACTCGCGCTCCTGCGCCTTGCGGGCGGACTCAGCCGCCTTGTCCACCTTGTCGGAGGACTTGCCCCCGGAGCTGCCCCCGACCTTGAACTGCCCCAGGACAGGGCCCTTAAACTGCTTTAACTTTTGGTCAGCCTCATATTGCGCGCGCAGCCGCTGTGCTGCTGCTATTTGATCGTCGCTCGCCTTCACAACGGCATCTCGCTCGCGCAGGGCCTCGTCGATCGACTCCATGCGGGCGGCGCGGATGGACTGCAGCCTGTTCTCGAGCCGCTGGCCGACGCCGGCGACCGTGTCGTCGTTGAAGATGGCCGCCACGCCGTCCTTGAAGGCGCCGGCGTAGGCCATGACGCGGTCGAGGCCGGCGGCGACCTCCACCGTCATGATCTGGATGAACGCCCGCACGTTGGACGGGAAGTTCTTGAAGGCGCCGATGAGGGAGTCCACGGCGCTCTTGCCCTCGTCCTTCCACTCGCCGAAGCTCTCCTTGAGGAACTTGGTCACGATGTCGACCGTGCGCTCGATGTCGTTGCCCCAGGTGTCGAACTGCACCGTGATGGACTTCAGGTAGGCCTCGAGCTCGCCGGACGCGAGCATGTCGTTCAGCTCCTGTAGCGCGTCCGTCGCGAGCCGCACGGCCGCCTCGATCGCGTCGCCGACTCCGCTCTGGGACACTTTCCGGAACAGGTCGTCCCAGGTGTCGCCCAGGTTGGCGATGGCACCGTCGAGCGTGTCCATGCGGCGCTCCATGGCGCCGGCGAACTGGTTCTCGCCCAGGCTGGTGAGGTACTGCTCAATCTCGGCCGCGTTGTTCCCGATGGTCGTCTTGACCCCCTGGAACGTGAAGGTGACCTTGTCGCCCTCCTGCTTGGCCTTGATGCCGAACTCCTTCAGGCGCTCGAACTCGCCCGTGGCGGCGTCGGCCACGGCTTCGATCATCTGGTTGAGGTCCTTGCCCATCGCGCTGGCGGTGTTGCCGTACGATGTGAGGGCGCGCTCGCTGGGTGTGAGGCCCAGATTGACCAGCTTGGTGAAGCCCTCGACGGCCTGGTTAAGGTCGTAGGGTGTCTTCTGGGCGAACTGCTGCAGGGCGTCGAAGGCCTGCGCGGCCTTCTCGCTCGACCCGGTCGCGGTGACCAGGCCGGCGTTGAGGACGTCGAACTCGCGCTGCACGCTCACGAGCTTGGACAGCGCCGCGCCGGCCGAGGCCACGGCGGTCAGCGGGCCGAGGAGCTTGGAGAAGGCCCCGGTGAGGCCCGACGTGGCGCGCTCGGCTCCGCCGCCGGATGTGGAAAGCCCCTTCAGGCGGCGGTCTGCCTCCGCCACCTGCAGGGACTCGACCTTGATAGCTAGGCTAGCCACGTCTGTCATGCTGCACCTTCCAGAAAATACGGTCTAGGGACTTTATCAGCTCGGCCTCCCAGCCCTTCAGTCGCTTGCCCGTCATGTTGGACCAAGACTGCAGCTCGGTGTACGTCAGCGGCTCGCCCGCGAAGACCTCCCTGAACCACTCCCACACATACCGGAGCTCCTGTGGGAGCTCCGGCGCGTTCTCAAGCTGAGGCGGCTTCCGCTTCAGCGTCTTCCACACCTGCATGAGAGAAGCACGCAGGGTCTGCTTCGAGCCCTTCGGGATCAGGTCGAGCCGGAACTCGTGCTCGGCGAAGGCTGCGAGCTGCTCGACCGCCCCACGAAAAAAAGCGCCCTCTTGCTGGCCGCCATGTCAATCGCGTCCATGATCTGCGGGGCTTCCATGAAGAAGGCCTCGACGTTCTCGCGGGTGCACGGCTGGTCGAAGGACCACGCCACTACCAGCGAGGCGATGAGCCCGCGCTTGCTCTTGGCAATCTCGGAGGCCCGCTCGTCGCGCGACTCGATGGCGGCGATACGGAAGGCGTCGCGCTTGGACTCGGCCTCCGCCGCCCGGAAGGCGTCGGAGTCCACGCCCAGCACGCGCACCCAGTGCTCACTCTTCTCGCCGTTCGGCAGGTAGAGGGGCAACTGCACCCCCTCGTTTGCCGGGCCGCGCGTGAAGAACGCGTTCATTGGTGCCGCCCCCGCGGCCTTTTCTACGTTTTCCATTCAGTCTCTCCTTGTGGCGGGCGCGTTACGCGTCCTGGCGGTCGATGATGAGGTTGGTGCCCGTCGTAGCGTCCAGCAGGGCCTGGAAGGGCATGCTGAGCGTGATGGGCCCCTCGCCGTCCACGTCCGGCTGGCCTCCCGTGTACTTGATGCGCGGCAGGGTGAACGTGTACTTGTTGCCTGCGCCGTCGGGCAGCTCGAACTCGATGCTGGACTCGGTCTCGTTGATGAACTTGTCCAGCAGAGCGGAGTTCTCGAAGTACGCCGTCACCTGGCCGGTCACGTTCGAGCGGCCGATGGACGGGCGTATCGACTGCTTGGAGCCGACCACGAAGCGGGCCTCCAGGCTGTTCTCCAGCGACAGGCTAATCTCCGTGATGACCGCGATGGGCGTCCCGGCCTCGCTGAGCGTGCCGGTGAAGGAGTCGAGCGGAGAGGTCGTCGTCGCCGCGGCGTAGGTTGCGCCGGCGATGATCGCCGTGCCGGTGGACATGCCCTGCCCCAGTACGCCGAAACTGCCGGTAATCATTGCGTTGGCGTTGATGGCCAGGCTGAGCGTGTTGAACTCGACGCCAGTGAAGCGGTGGTATGGCTTGTCGGCGGACAGGATGTCGCCGAAGAAGCGCTCGACGGTGAAGGAGCGGCGCGTGACGCCGGCCTTCAGGCGGTCGATGCCCGCGCCGCCGCCGTCGACTGCCCACGTGCCGAGCAGCACCGCCTCCAGCAGGTCGTCGAAGCTGCCGTAGGACAGCTCGATGTTGATGTCGCCGCCGACCTGGTAGGCGCCATGGCGGAAGTCGGCGATCTGCCGGTCGTCGCGCAGCTCCTCGGACTGCAGTGACTCCTTGGACAGGCCAAGGGTGGTGCCGGTGTGGCGGATCGGCTTGAAGGCCGGGGTCGCCGGGGTCGTCCCGTAGGTCGCCTCGGCCACGTAGCGCATGGAGTGGCGGCTGCCGTTTGCCATGGTGTGTGCTCCTTAAAGTTGAAGATCAGTTGCGGGACACCCGGGCGAACCAGGTGACGGTCATGCTCACGCGATACCACCCATCCACTTCCCGCCCGCGTGAGCGGCCGCAGGAAGCTACCGTGAGCTCGACCCCCGAGTGGGCAAGTCGCTTGCCCGCCTTGAAGAAGTCCGACAGCTCGTCCGCCTTGGCCGTCACGGCCGCCTCACCGGTCATCAGCGGGTAATTCAGGTCGATCTGCAGGACGCCGTCGTGGGCGTCCTGGCCCTCGGCGCCGAGCGTGGCGACCGAGGGCTGGTTCATCAGCACGAAGGCCGACGCCCAGGGGCTCTGGTCCGTCGGCTTGTCAAAGGGCGCGTTCTCGACGGCGCAGGACAGGGCGAGCGGGGAGTCCTGGACCCCCTGCATCAGCGCCTTCCTCAGCCCCGCGTACGGGTTTGCCATCTCGTCGTCCTCCTATCAGCGCCCCAAGGCCTGGGCCTTGGCACTCACAATCCTCTGCCACTGGGCGATGTGCCTGCGCACCATGCCCTCCGGCGCCTGCCTGCTCCACCCCTCGTACTCAATGCGCTCGGCGTAGGGCAGGTTGTTGGTGAACCAGACGACGTCCGCCAGGCTCCCCAGGTTGGCCATCGCCTCGGCGAGGGCCGCCGCGCCGCTCGGGTCGTCGCGGGTCGTCGCGGCGCCGGCGGGCGAGTTGATGGTCGTCTGCCAGTTGCCGCGCAGCCGGCCCGTGTCGACCGGCGTCGCCATGATGACGAGCTTGAAGAGCTCCAGCACGGACGCGCGGCGAACCTTGTCCACCTTGTCCAGCGCCTTCACGCCGAAGCCCCTCAGTTGCGACTCGAACCGGCCTGCTATGGTCTACCTCCGCAGCTGCAGGGCGTTGACCACTGCGAGGCCCGCCGGGTTGACCGGGTTCACGTCGACGACCGCCCACTGCACGCCGTTGGCCTCGACAAACGTGTCGCCGCGGACGGGCTGCACGCTCGCCTGCACGTAGGCCTGGCGGTCGCCGCGCATGATCGTCTCGCCGTCCACCATCTTCTCCTCGTAGTCGACGACGACGCCGATGACTGGGAAGACCTGGGCTGCGCCGCCGGTCACCGTCCCGTTGACCGGGTCGACGGTGACGGGCGCACCCGCCCTGCGGACCTGGCAGTCTTGGCCGAACTCGGCCAGGAGCGCGTCCACGGTGTCCCTCAGACCGGCGTAGTCGAAGGTGGCCATGTCAAGCCCTCCCCAGCTCGCCGGAGTTGCCCGAGCCTATCAGGCCGGCGGACTGCAGCGTGAGGGTGACCTCGGGGTAGTCCGGCGTCCGGGCGGAGGCCGACGTCGACTGCGAGGCGCTGAACTTGGTCTGCACCTTGATGGGGCCGACCTCCTTCAGCGACTCGACGACCTGGCCGCCGCTCGCGTCGAAGGTCGGGTCCGGCATGAGCGGCTTGCCGGTCAGCGCGCGGCTCGCCAGCATGCAGGTGGCGGTCACGAGGGCCGGCGGCAGGCCGCGCAGGAACGTGGTGATGCCGCCGCGTGGCCACTGGGTGCCCTGCAGTCGGCGCAGCTGGTAGCCCACCCAGCGGTAGCGACCGTCAAGGTAGGTGGTGGCGTTGACGATGGCCGCCTGGAGCTCCGCGTCGGTGCGCGCCGTCAGGTCGACGCCGCGGTCCGACCAGTAGGTCCGGACGGTCGCCGGGTCCGTGTAGGCGTTCGCGCCGTCCACGGTCCCGTCGTTGTTCTGCTGGGTGAAGGCCATGTCTCTGCCCTCACTCGATCTTCAGGTCCGAGGCGCTCTCGGCGAGCACCTGGCCCTGGTCGCGCCAGTCGGCGCCGGTGACCGTGGCGATGACGCCGTTGGTCGCCTTGCGGATGGTGACCTGGCCGCCCGGGGGCACGCGCACGGTCTGCTGGCCGGCGGGCGCCTTCGGGGGCTGGGCGGGAGCCTGGCCCGCCGACGTGCGCGGCTTGGTCATGTCGCTGCTGGTATAGTGGGCCATGGCTGTTCCCTCCTTACTGCTTGGCTGCGCGCGCCTTGGC